ACTATGTGCCTGTAAACTATGGCGTGTGGGACAGTGGTATATGGGATGCGTCTGCATTTGGTGGTTCTCCTACTGTGTATCAAAACTGGCAAGGTCTAAATGGTGTTGGTTATTATGGCGCACCTGTGGTCAAGGTTTTATCAGCGCAGTTAAATGTAAGCTGGGTAGGCACTGACATTGTTATTGAGGGCGGTGCAATCTTGTAATGCTAGTCCAAGGCGAATATGTAGCTCGTTGGGTGATGGAAAAGGTAGGCTCTTATACCGAGGGAATGACTGCTCTTGGTTGGGAAATAGATGGTGTTATTGTTGCTGGAACGGCTTTTGAAAACTGGAACGGCAACAATATGTTTGGCCATCAACGAATAGACTCACCACCACCTAAAGGTTACTGGATTACAGTAGTAGATTACATTTTTAATCAAGTAAAGGTTAAACGCTTTACAGCTACCGTAGAAGCCGACAACCACAAAGCAATAAGCCTTAATCATAAGATTGGGTTTGTAATAGAAACAACTTTAAAAGACGCAGGTCGTAATGGTGATTTACTTATAATGACTTTATGGCCTGAAAACTGCAAAATGTTAAACTGGAGTAAAAAAAATGCTAGGTAAATTCGTGCAATTAAGATTGCAAGGTGTTCGTGATCCATTTATATCTATGGCCAATGGTAAAGCTAAAGCACCACCAGCTCCTGACTATACTGCTGCGGCTAAAGAAACATCTGCTGGCAACTTAGAGGCTGCAAGGGCTACTGCTGCTGCTAACCGTACTAATCAAGTAACACCATACGGCAACTTAACATACACAGCTAACCCAGGCACTGACCCATACGGCAATACTCTTTATACTGCCACACAAACATTATCTCCAGAACAACAAGCCATTTACGACCAAGAAAGCAAGCTTAACCAAGGCTTGATGTCTACAGCTAATACTGGATTGCAATACGCTAACCAAGTATTAAGTAAACCTGGTGTAGACACATCTAAATTGCCATCTTACGGCATTAATCCTGGCGAAACATACTCTGACGCCATTATGCGTAGATTAGCGCCACAAATTGCTCAAGAAAGCGAGATGTCTGATGCTCAGTTAGCTAACCAAGGTATCGCTCAAGGCACAGAAGCTTATCAAAACGCTAAACGCCAATTAGCTATGAGTCAAAACGACCGTCAACTTGGCGCTATTACAAGTGGCATGAATGTAGGTTTAGGTGCTAATCAACAAGCCTTCCAACAAGAAGCTTACAATCAAATGCAACCTATCAATGTTATTAATGCGTTGCGTTCAGGTTCTCAAGTGCAAAATCCAAGCTTTGCTGCTACACCTCAACAAGCCAATACTGGCGGTGCTGATATACTTGGTGCTACGCAAGCAGGTTATAACGCTCAACTAGCCGCTACAAACGCTGCTAATGCGTCTAGAGGCGGATTTATGAGCGGTTTAATGGGCCTTGGTGGTGCAGCTTTAATGTCACCAGCAGGAACATTTAGATAATCCATCATTTTATAGGTTAAGGATTTAATATGAATTTTGCGAAATACCTACCATCAGCATTGCAAAACTTAATGCCTGGTGAGTCTAGCGGTATGCCTGATGAAATGCCTCAAGACGATGCAATGATGCAACTTGAGCTACAACGCAGGATGAAGTTTGCTGATGCCTTGCGTCAACAAGAAGCACCTCAGGGGCAAATGGTGTCTGGCCATTATGTAGCGCCTTCATGGACGCAACAATTAGCTGGTTTAGCTAATAAGTATGTTGCCGGCAAGCAAGAAAAAAATGCAATGAAACAATATGGCGATTATCAAGCAGCACAAAATGCTAAATTAGCCGAATTGTTAAAACCTGAAGCCCATTTAGAGCCTTCTTACAATGAATCTGGCAATCAGCCAATGATCAATGAAACTCAAGCAATGCCTGATAAGAATGCGTTTTTGGCTAAAGCATTACAAGCAAGGCCAGATCTAGCTCCAAAATTATTAGAAATGCAATTAAGCAATATGTTTACAGAAGAAAAACCAATGACTGTAGCTCAAGGCGCTAGGGTTATTGATAAGCAAGGCAACTTGATTTATGAAAATCCAAAAGAAGAAGTTGCTAAATCTAAATACGCTAATGTGCAGCAAGATCCACAAACAGGAAAAATGTATGGTGTAAACATTACTACTAATGTAATGGAAGAGATACCGGGCGCAGCAATGACACCAAAACCAGCCATGACACCTTACGAAAGAGAGTCATTAGGGTTAAGGCGTCAAGAAATTAATAAAAAAGAATCTAACAATTTTGACAGCGAAACAATAGATATGTTGGCCGATCAAGCTTTAACTGGCGATAAATCTGTGTTTAGTGGTCGTGGTATGACCGGCGCAAACCTTGGGGCTATTCGTCAACGCATGAATCAAAAAATGCGTGACAGAGGTATGACAGGTGCTGATATTGCTGCTGCTAACGCTCAATTTATGGGCTTCGGTGCTGCTCAAAGAACTGCCGGTGTTAAAGGCGCCAATGTGCAGTTGGCTGGTGCTGAATTCCAAGGCTTATTGCCACTTGCAAAAGAAGCGTCTTCTGCCGTATCAAGAAGCAAAATCTTACCATTTGGTAAAGTTCAAATTATGTTTAATGAGCAAACCAATGACCCGGCATTGCGTGAATTTGCTGCAGTCAATAACGGTATTATCAACACATATGCTAGAGCGATTAGTCCTACTGGTGTACCTACCGTGTCCGATAAAGACCATGCTCGTAAAATATTGTCTACAGCCTTTGACCAAAAATCATACGAAGCAACTCTTAATATGCTTAATAGGGAAATTGCTGCTGCTATGCAATCTCCAATTCATGTCAGGGAATCTTTGCGTCAAGAAATTACCGGAAGAGGCGTTAGCAATACACCTAGAATGAATGCTAAAGGTTGGACATTAAAAACTGACAAGGCCGGCAACAAAGCTTATGTAAGCCCAGATGGAACTCAATTTGAGGAGGTTAGATAATGGCATTTGATTTAGCTAGCGCTAAAGCCATTCAAGGGTTTGATTTATCTAGCGCCCAAGATTTTGAACAGCCTGTTTATAACGACATTCCGTCACCTATGTCTAATGTTAAAGCTCAACCAAGACAAAAGACATTATTAGATCGTACAGCAGAGATGCTTTCTGGTGGCAAGTTTGGCTCAATGCAAGACCTTGTTTATGGTGGCGAAAGGCCAGCAGATTCAATGTTAGGCCAGGCTGGTCAAATTGCTAGACAGTCAGGCATTGAAGGTTTGCAAGGCATTGGTCAAGTTGGGCAAGTAAGCCCAGCTATGACTGCTGTAGGCCAAAACATTCCTAATATGGGCAAATACACAAAGCCTGTTACTGAAGCTTTAAGCAAAATACCTGCTGCTGTTTTAGGTAAAACTTCTGGCATTATTGATCCGAAGGCTATCAATGTAGCGTATCAAGTTGGTAAGTCTGGATCGCCGGAGTTAAGTGCAGCATTGGCTGCAGGCAAAGAAATACCAATTATGCCTGAGTCACGCATGATTTATAATTATGCCCGGCAATTAGGTTTACCTCACGACATAGCATCTACAGCAGAGCATTACAATGCTAGTGAAAAAGGCGCATGGGGATTATGGAATGCAGCTAAAGCGGCAGGAACTAAATTTCCATCATTTGAAGATTTTTCTAAATTAAATTTACCAGAGCAAATTAAACTTGCAACACAAGCTGGTGTTGATTTAGGCACATACTTGCCACAAAATAAATTAGCCAAAGGGCTATTAGAAGGCGAAGGCATAATGGCCGGGGCTTCAACGCTTGGACATCTGCCTGCAATATTAAAAGGCCTTGTTTCAGCAAAAATGCTTCCATTGGTAGCTTTACAGTCACCTCGTATGGTTGGCAACATGGCTAAAGGCGCAGGAGCTACTGCTAGGGTTGCAGGTAAAGCAGCACCATACGCTAAAGCTGCAATGGGCGAATTGCCATTAAATCAAACAGCAGCAACATTAGCAAGACTGCTATCAAATCAAGAGGAGCAATAAATGGCACGCAACGGCAGTGGGGTATACTCTTTACCAGTAGGTAATCCTGTTATTACGGGAACTACAATTTCCTCAACTTGGGCTAATAATACATTAAATGATATTGCGTCAGCTCTTACAGCATCGCTTACATCAGACGGTCAAACTACACCTACGGCTAACTTGCCTATGGGTGGATATGTATTGTCAGGTGTAGGCTCTGCTACGCTGCGAACTCAATCAGCTTCAGCAGGTCAGATACAGGATTCTGTATTTCAATACTTAACAGGCATTAGTGGCACAGATACTATCGTTGCTACGGCTGCTTTAGGTATGACAGCTTATGCTGCTGGTCAAGTGTTTAGGTTTATTGCGTCAGGAACTAACACAGGCGCTGTGACAATTAACATCAACGCTATTGGCGCTAAAAACATTACTAAGAATGGTGCAATTGGACTAGTTGCTGGTGACATTACATTAAATGCCATTGTGCAAGTGGTTTACGATGGTACGCAATTCCAGTTAGTAGGAATAGGTGGTGGTGGTGGTGCTACTGGTGGTGGTTCAGATGAAGTGTTTATTGAAAACGACCAAGTGGTAACAACAAGCTATTCAATACCTGCAACCAAAAATGCAATGACTACTGGGCCTATAACTATCAATTCAGGCGTAACTGTAACCGTTCCTGGCGGTTCACGCTGGGTAGTATTGTAGAGGTTATGATGGAAACTCAAAACTTAATTAACATAGTAGGCGGTACAGTTCTTTCTGTTCTAGGCTGGTTTGCTAGACAGCTATGGGACGCTGTGCAAGACCTTAAGCGTGATGTAAAAGCGATTGAGGTTGACCTGCCTACATACTATGTTCGCAAGGAAGACCTAGAAGCTAGACTAGACCGCCTAGAAGCTGTGCTTAACCGTATCTTTGAGAAGCTTGATAACAAAGCTGACAAATGACACAACAAGAAAAATTAGAGGCTCTTTTTGACAAGTTAGTAGGTCAAAGAATAGAAGAAGTAGGTATTGACAACGATGAGTTTGTAATGTATACAGAGGATGGCACTTGCGTAGTGCTTTTCTCTGATGAGGACTTACAACTATATTATGAGCTTCCTGACAAAACCCACTAAGACACACTTCGTGTTGCCTGATGTCCAGGCTAAAGATGGGAATGACTTTACATTCCTAACCTGCATAGGTAAATACCTTGTAGACAAAAAGCCTGATGTAATTATATGTATAGGGGACTTCGCTGATATGGAGTCCCTTTCTTCTTATGATGTGGGTAAAAAGTCATTTGAAGGTCGTAGCTACCAAAAAGATATTTGGGCTGCTAGAGAGGCTATGGATGCTCTTCTACAACCTATATATGACTACAACAATCAAGCTAAAAGTTTTAAGCACAAGCAATACAAACCTCGTATGGTGCTAACTTTAGGCAACCATGAAGACCGTATTAATCGTGCTATTAACGAGGATAGGAAGCTAGACGGACTTATTTCCATTGATGACTTGCCTTATCAAGATTGGGAAGTTATCCCATTCTTAGAGGTTATTGTTATTGACGGCATAGCGTACGCTCACTACTTTACCTCTGGTGCTATGGGCAGACCTATTGGCTCTAGTGCAGCACTACTATCTAAAAAACACATGAGTTGTTTTGCTGGTCACCAACAAGGCAGACAAATCTCTTACGCAATGAAAGCTAACGGCCAAGAGATGACAGCTATTATCTGTGGGTCATGTTACGAGCATAATGAGGACTACTTAGGCGCTCAAGGTAACAATCACTTTCGTGGGTGCTACATGTTATACGATGTAGAGGATGGCCGTTTTGACGAATTGCCATTAACACTTAAATATCTTAAGAGTAAGTATGCCTAGCCCTTCGGGGCTTTTTTATTATGATATTACATCAAATGCGTTCATTAAACGGCAAGCTACTTGTAAGAGGTAGAGGTCGTAAAGTCAGGCGTGTAGATAGGACAGCTCGTAAAATTGCCCGTCTATACAAACTACGAGGGAAGTTACGGCTATGAAACAAATCAAACTCTGCGAGTGTTGCGGAGAGCCATACGAGATAGACGATGCTGACATAGACTTTCATGTCTGTCATGAGTGTAATGTTTACGACGAAGATTTAATTGGAATTATTGATATTGAGGATGAGATATGATTGGTGAATTTATAGCAACATTGTTTTTAGCTAGAGATGTAGCGCACAGAGAACACCTACGCACTAAAAGTTATTCTCAACACAAAGCATTAGGCCATTTCTATGAGGACATAGCTGGCCTAGCTGACAAGCTAACAGAAGCTTACCAAGGCCGTCATGGAATTATTAAAGAGATACCCATACTGACTGAAGAAGAAAAGTATAAAGAGCCTATCTACTGCATAGCTGAAAAACTAGCTTATGTTGAGAAGAATCGTTACAAGTGCATACCTAAAGATGATTCTGCGTTACAGAACATTGTGGACGAAATAATAGGTGAATTCTTGAGCCTAATTTACAAATTGGAAAACCTAAAGTGAAATTGAGCGAGCATTTTACGCTTGAAGAGTTAACCTTCTCACAAACAGCAGTTCGTAACGGCATTAACAACAACCCATCCCAGGCAGTTAAAAACAACCTAAAAACACTAGCTGACAACCTTGAAAAAATACGCACATTCTTAGGCCATCCATTACGGATTAGCTCTGCCTTTCGTTGCATGGAGCTTAATCGCAAGATAGGCGGCTCTGTCAACTCTGCTCACATGGACGGTCTAGCTGCTGACTTTACTTGCGCTGGGTTTGGAAAGCCTATTGATGTCGTAAAAGCTTTATTTAAGTCAGGCATTAAGGTTGACCAAGTTATTGAGGAAGGCACTTGGGTTCATGTATCGTTTGACCCTAAAATGCGTCAGCAATTCTTAACAGCAACCTTTATGAACGGCAAACCATCTTACAAACCTTTTAAGGAGTAGTTATGAAAGCATTTTTATTAGCTCGTGGCAAAGAATCATCTACATGGAGGGGTCTAATAGCCCTTTTAACAGCCGTAGGCTTGACTTTATCACCAGAGCAAGGTGAAGCTATTGTTGCACTCGGTTTAAGCGTTATAGGCGCTTTAGGCGTGTTTACAGCAGACAAATGAAATACCTGTTAGCAATTATAGATAGGCTGCTTACTCTATACCAAGAGTGGGCAGCTAAAAAGGAGCAGAAAGATGTGCAACAAGAAAGTGAGCAAATTGAGGCAGCTCCTGCTGATTGGTTTGAGCAGCATTTTGATAGCTTGCACGACTACCATGCCAAAGCCGTATCCCCTCAAACCGATCCTCAACGTCCAAAAGATTGATGGCGGTATTTGCTTAAGTAAAGAAGACACAGCAAAGCTAGGTAAATATATTTTAGAATTGGAAAGACGATAATGGTAGATAAAAATAAAGCTTATGCAAAAGCGTTGCTTAAAAAATCTGATGTAGATTATGGTGCTAACTATAAGGCAAATCCATTATCTGATGTAGACATGGCCGGCAGCATAAAAAAACAATTAAGGCAAATTGGCAATAACGCTTATGCTACATTGCGTAGGGGCGGTGTTGTTAATGACTTAGTTCGTGCCGGGTTAGAGTCTGCATCTGAAGATCCATTTGTGCAAAAACTATCACCGGGTGCTACATATAACACTTCGGAAGAGCATACTTTATCGCAAGCCCCAGAAAATTATCAAGATTGGTCTTTAGGCGATTCTAGGACACAGGCAGCAGGTGCAATGCTTGGCGATCCATTAAACTTATTGCCATTAGCTGGCCCGGCAGCATCTGCCGTAAAAGCAGGGGCTAAAGCAGTCGCGCCAGAAGTTGGTCGTATGGCCGAAAACTATATGTTTGACACCGGCATGGCCTTGTCAGCCATACCAAAATCTAAAGCCAAAGCAATGGCTAAAATGCTAGAAAGCGTAGACACTACAAACTTAAGCCAAGCCGACAAAATGCTTTTAGACACATTTGGATCTAAAGCTGCCAGGGAAGCTAAAGCTGCTAAAAAAGTATTAAAACAAGCCGGTACAGAAAAAGTAGCAAAAACAGTTGAGCGTGGTGAAAAGGTTTCTCCGGATTATTTTAGAAAATTACAAGACACAGAAGGCGAAGCAGAGGTATTACGCCAAGCTGCTGCCGGCAGACACTTAAAACCAACATCAAGCGGTGGTTATGTAGGCGCTCCAAGGACCGTAGATTCACCTCAAGCTCTTGGTGCTATGCGATCAGGATTTGACACGCAATTTGACAATGCTGCTAACGCTATTGCTGCATCTGACGATCCATCAAGGGTTGGTACATGGTACGACCGGGCCAAGGCTGCACAAGCTGCATCAAACGAGCCTTACCAATTGCCACGCTCTTTAGAGCAACACGCTGTGTACAGTGCCGGCGTATCACCAGAAAATGAACTTGGCTTTTCCCTTAAGCATTTGAACTCTAGGGCTTTGGGTGATCCTGAGATGGCCTATCGTGGCGCACCAATGCGTAACCTAGATACTGCCGTAGCAGAAGATCGCCCGGCAAATCTAGCATTTAAGATTGGCGAGTATCGCAATAAGAATGACCCTACAATCCCTAACGAAGGCCTGTTTGGCGTTAACGATTTCAGGGCAGCTCAATCATGGGGTTATACAGACCCTGCTGGCGCACCTTGGAGGGCCGGTGCAAGCTCTACTATGCACCCATTTATGGATGCGGAAACAGCATTGGCCGTTGATAGAGCAAACGCACTTGGTGTTGGTGGCCGTACTGATTGGGCTGGTCCACACTTACAAGAAATGCCATGGGTACTTAACAAAGCTGAAGACTATTATGGCCGTGGCTTTAATGCAAAATACGCATCTGACAATCCATTGGAAGGCATCAAGCAAGCTGTATCAGAGGCAAATAACACCATTGGTGATTACATTCCTAAACACACAATGAGCGCAACATACGAAGCAATACCTGGTGCAAATACTGGCCATGTACCTTCAATGCTTACAGCCACGCCTGAAGAGAAAATGGCTTACACAAACCAAGGTCGCTGGGATGTGCCAGCTCCAGACTTAAATCCAGAGTCATCTATTGGTGCCGGCAACCGTGATGCAATTTACTCTGCAATGGGCCTTAGACAAATGCCAACTCAACAAGGTGTTGGGGCTTACTTAAACTCTGCCGGCGAGATGGAGCATAACCCAGTTAACATTGCCAATGTGCTAATAGACTTTGCTAAAGGTTCTCACGACATTGATCCTAGAACCTTAAATGCCGTAGGCGCTGTTGAGAAATTTAGAGCATTGATTGATGCACAAGAGGCCGGTGCTGCAAACTTGCTTCGTACAACGGCAGGTAAAGGCAAGTCTTCTATTTTGCTGGAAGGTAAACAACCAACCAAAGAGCAAATGGCTAAGATTGTTAACATCTTAAAAGGTACTAATTTAAGCCCTGCAAGTAGCAGCCGTGGTATTTCATTAATGGATTTTAGTGGCAATACAAACTTAACCAACAAGGTAATGAAAGAAAAAGCAGCAGAGATAAGTGCAGCTTACCCATCTAAAGCGCTTAAGGCTACAAGGCAAAGTGTTTACGAGCCGGGTCTTGGTAAGCTTGGTCCTGAAGGTGAAATTTTACCTACGAAACCAGGATCAGGTGAGGCAACTGCTGCGTTATTAAATCGCTTATCAGAAGCTCCACCAGAAGTGGCTAGAAAAATTAGCGAGTCAGAGTCTGTTAGAGATATTATTAAACAGAAAATAGCCAGAGATAACGAATTAGCCCTGGCTAGACCTGATGTGCAAAAAACTAGAAAATTTTTTAGTGAAGCAAATTGGAACAAAGTAGTAGAGCTTATCCGTCAGGGTGCAAGTCCTGCCGCTGCTTTAGGCGCTCTTGGATTTTCTCTTGAAGGTATGGCGAAAGAGAAGGGCCAATAACACCACAGCTTTTAGCATAAGCTATGTCTGAAATAATTTGATCTATATTTACTTCTTTTGGTAACTTAGCAAGGCGTTTCTCTTCACGGAGCAGCGCCTTGTTTTGTTTTACGCAATCTTTATATGTGATTTTGTTTTTCATTTTCCTCCTCAAGTTCCTTGATTTTTTCTGCTAGCTCAAAGTTCTCATCTTTTAGTTTTTCAAGTTGATCTTCGTAATCATCCTCAAGCTCTTGAAGTTTCTTTTCAAGACTCCAGACCTTGTCCGTTAAATCATCAAGTTCGTTGTTTAATGCTTGCTTGTCATAATCGCCATCAATTAAAGCCTGGTATAAAACATCTTCAGTATCTGTAGATGGTTTAAAGTATTTAACAAGCTCAAAAGAATTTAGTATAGATAAATTTAATGTAGTCATCATTGTCCCCTTATTTAACAAACACTACTTGAAGTTTGCCTAGCTCTTGCAATGCGTCAAACGCAAGTACATTTGATAAGCTTGTTTTTTTGGTATTAACATATGGCTTATTCCATTTGCCAACATTGATGTCAATATAAAAAGCAGTATTGAAATAGTCAATCTGTGCGTCAGTTTCATCGTACCATTCACCAACATCTTTAATGGTGTTTAATACATGATTTAAAAACAACCTGGCTTTGCCGGTATGGTTTTTGTCTACATGGTACACATTGATCTGTGTGTAATCTGAGCCAAAATCAATGTCACCGGCAGAGATATTTACAACCAAGGTTGATTTATTAGATCCACGAGCGATTGTAGCCTTAACACCGTAGCTTTTGAATATAGGTCTTAATGCTGCACTGATATTTAATTTTTTTAAGTTTGATACATAAGCCATTTTATTTCTCCTTTAGCGTTTAATTGATCGGTAGCAAGTAGTTGTAAATCACCGATATGTGACCATTATATTCCATTCTCGGAACCTGTCAACTGTTTTTTATAAAAAAGTTTAATCTTTTGGCGTATATCAGACTAATGATTCTGCCGATGTGTAAAAAGCTTGATTCTGTTACTATGTATGTGTTCAATACAAAAAAGTTTGTGTTGAATAATTCTTGAATTATTACAGACAAAGGAAATTATCATGTGGACATCACCAGCAGCTACAGAAATGCGATACGGCTTTGAGGTAACAATGTACATAATGAATCGTTAAGATTTGTTATTATGTAGCTCATGGTTTACATTTTTGTTTATTTGTAAATTATGAGTTTACTTTTACGCAAATAATTAAACTCAAAAAAGTGATATATTTATAGGCGGTTAAGCCGACATTAGAGGATGTAGTAAGTAACGAGTTTTTCGGCTTTCTGCGTTACATGTAACAACTACCAAATCTACGCCTTACTTGTTTTATAAGCAATAAACAATCCACAAGCTAGACCCAGCCCAAAAGCTGTTGAATAGCACAGCACATACTCAATTATAGTCTGTAACATTTTGCAGCCTTTTCAATTCAGCGTTAGCGTAAAATAAAATCTTCTTGATGCCTCTCACCTCATCACAATGTGATGCCTGGCCATAACGGTAACACTCCCTAAATATCTCACCTATTTGAGCGTTCATATTCTTTGCGCTAATTAAATCCTGTAATTCACTAGCTAATTTCGGGAGTTTATAATAATCAGCAGAAGATCCGTCAGAGCGCTCTCTAACCTTCTCCATTACCTTTTCCCACGCTGCGTCACTGATACCATCACTCATAGTGTTCTCCTGTAGGGCCGTTCTGACCTACTGTATCCATGCGTTTTTCGTCTTCTTCAGTCCACCAGGCTGGGTCTTTCTTTAATGCCTCTGTTAGCACGGCAATAAAGCCTCGCTCAATTAACCATCGTTTAGCATTGTCATCCATGTCTATTTCACAGATAGCACTGCCATCATCGTTTTCTTTTATGTGTTTTACATTAATAATCATTTGTTTCTAGCCTCCCTAGCATCTCGTTCTGCTTCTCGTTGAAAGCGCAAATATACATTCTCAATCAACTGGCCCAAGTTACTGGTTGTTGTATTTGGCAAACTTAACACTATCCTACGGACAGATTCCCCAAAGCTATCTACATTCCTATTATCAAGTTTATCCATTAGGTTTGCTCCTGCACCGTATAAAAATTTAACAAGACTTTGCAAGCTTTGATGTTTGCTTTATATGCAGCCTGGTCATCTTTATGAATAAACCTTTCAAGATACATTTTGTTGTCTGCTAATTCAGCCTTGAGCAAAGTAACAAACAAAGCTTCCCTAATATCTAGCAGCACATTGTCGTTATCCTCAAAATCCATTTGTATTTTCATACCTACCTCATTTTGATGTGTTTAACGAAGTTTTGTGGGTGCAGACGATACTTACTATCAATTCTAATTTTTATTAGCTCTACGGCCTCTCTACGTGCCTCTACGAGGTGTTCTGGAGGTGGTGAAAGTAGTCTTAAATCATTAATCATGCCTACTGATGGATAATACGGTAAGATATTTAACATATTGCCTCCTAGAAGGGCTTTCGCCCTTTTCTTAAAATGGAATGTCACTTTCAATGTCTTCAGGTTTGTTAGTTTTAACTGGCTCGCTAACATACGGCTCACTAAATGAAAAGCTAAAGAACTTGCCTGACTTGCCTTCTTTTAACCAGGCTGACATACGCATCTCTTTGCCATTGATCATGCAGTTGCCGGTATAGTCTGGGTGAGTATCTTTTTCTTTGCGGTTGTTCTTAAAAAGACTGCCGCTGTTATCTCGTTGTTCGTATTGTGCCATGTTAGTTCCCTTTTTGATATTTCTTAAATGATGATCTGGTTTTACTGTCTAACAGCGACCATAAAGCTGTTTTTTGCTCGTTATCAAGCGAGTCCCATGTGATTTTAGCATCGTCAAATTGGCCTTCAGCTACAAAGGCAACGAAACCGTCAGCTAGGCTGTGTAGGATGTCCATTTCCTCTTTTGAAAACTCAGGCTGCTTCAATTCTAAAGTCTTAGGCTTTTCAGTAGTGTCTTCCTGAGGAAGGTCCTCACCTGTATAAATATAAAGCCCCAAACCATGTAACGCAATAGCCTTGGCAAGACACCGTTGCATCGCTGTATTGACAAACATTGCATCAGGATTTGCGATAGCTTTGTTGCGATAATCCATGACAGGTAGTTGAGCGCACATATCTTTGCCAAAAGCTTTAACCGTGCAAAAGACCATGAGCGTTTCACCAAACTTTGCTGGCTCCCCAAAAGACCATGTTGCGGTAGGATCAAGTTGTAACAGCTGGTCAACAGCCCATGCCCATGATAGGTAGTTAAGCCCATTTTTCTGTTCAATATGCTCATTTACATTCACCTTTCTGATTTCAGAATAGTTCATTCGTCAATTGCCTCCATGTTTGCTACCAAGATCAAGTTAAGCTCTTCATACAAGCCTAAGGCCCGGATCAATGGCAATACATCAACGCCTAGATACAAAACTGTTTTAGATTCTGCTTTAGGCTCTGTTAAAGCTTCCAGATCGCCAAAGTAAGCGTAGGTCGGTTGCTCGTAATCGTATTCAACTTCTAAGGTAACGCCGTCTTCCAAGTTTAGGTGAGTTATCATTTCCATGCCTCCAATATGACCCAAGAATGGCCGTGTTTAATTGCTTTTAACTTGCCCTTGATACAAAGCTGCCTGACCCATCTGCCAGACTTGCCCATTTGTTGCGCTATTTCTTCTACTGTGTAAATCGTCACTACATTCTCCTGTTATTCCAAAATTGGAATTATACTCTTGTTGCATTAATTCGTCCATTACTTCAGCCTGGTATTGTTGCTGGCTCATATACAAAGTCCTCTTCGTTAAAACCGTCTGCAAAACTTTCAAACAGATCGCCATAGTTGTCTAATACATAATCTTCGTTATGGTAGCCATTTTCTAAACACCAGCTCCAAAACTCGTTTTCGTATTTTTCTTCTGTGGCTTCCCAATCTACATTTTTAGGAAAAGTCATATTAAGCTCCTATTAGTAAGTAAGTAAACGATAACAATATAACGAAACACACAAAGCATATGCCTTCTATCCATGGTGTTAAGTCTGTTTTAGGTTTATAGTTTTTGTAATCAGTCATTTTTATTCTCCAATTCACGATTTGCTAATTTAGTTTCTAACTCTTCAAACTCTTTACGCATTGCTTGAAGTTCTTTAATAATTTGTTCTAACTTTGGGTCTTTTAAGTCATTAGTTTGCATTACGCACCTCGTTTATTTGTTGTAAGTGTTTTTTACCTTGATTTACTAGATCTATTGCATTTTGCAAGTAAAAAGAATGATTTGTTTTAGCATAATTGTATAAACAAACATCAGCATTCCAAATGTCTTGTTCAAGGTTGTGGCAAAGATGCCATAAACGAGTGCCAAATTCTTCATCAGTAGCTGGGTTTTTATGTTTAGTTAATTCATCTAGCTCGTTGCTAACTTCTAATACTGTTTTGGTAACAATTACTGGTGTTGGTGTTAATTCTTTTGCACATTCTACAAATTGGTAAGTCATGTTAATCTCCGTTTGCGTTGTTGATGTAGACATTTTATACCGTTCTCGGAACCTGTCAAGCATTATTTAACATATTTTTAAATTATTTTTAGTTTGCAAACAAAAAACATCCATGCTAGTATGTTGGCTAGTGGTATGAATAATGGCTTGGACAAGAAGTCGTGATTATTGATGCCTCTGGTATCAGGGTTGTTATTTAGGTGCTTGTCCCACCTAGGTAGCAGCCCTTTTTTTTGGAGAAAACAAATGAAATGGTTTAAGCATGATTCAGATGCAAGCAATGATGCAAAGCTTAAAAAACTTAGATTAAAGTATGGCGCACAAGGTTACGGCATATATTGGTATTGTTTAGAGTTGATCGCTCGTAATGTAGAAAAGCATAATTTAACATTTGAGCTAGAACACGATGCAGAATTAATCGCTGATGATTTTAAATTAAGTGCTGAATTAGTGCAGCATATTATGACTTTTATGGTTGATATTGGTCTTTTTGAAAACACTAACGGCATAATAAGTTGTTTAAAAATGGCAACTAGAACAGACGAATACACGCAAAAGTTAATCCAAAGTGTTAAGAAAACTCCCGACAATGTCCCGACACTCTCGGTACAAAATCCGACAATGTCCGTTCTAATAGAAGAGAATAGATTAGAAGATAAAAGAAAAAAAGACACGACCAATAAGCTTTCTTATGAATTAGGCTATGGATGGGTTAATTACCAGGCTTTTTTAGAGAAAGCTGAAGTTGACTTCCCTTATGTGGACATTTTGAAAGAGTTTGATAAGGCCGGTGCATGGATCAAGCAAAAGCCTAGCCAAAGGCTTAAAACAGACTACAACAAGTTTATGCTTAACTGGATCAAGCGAGTGGCTGATGTAACGCCTAATCCTGGTGATGTATTTGAGGGGGCCATATGATCAACAATCTATTGGGCCGTTTAAACAAGGTAAAGTCTACCGGCCGTAACTCATGGCTTGCTTGTTGCCCGGCACATGATGATAGAAGCCCTAGCCTGTCTATTAAAGAAGAAGCTGACGGCCACATACTATTGCATTGCTTTGCAGGGTGCAGTGCTGTTGATGTTGTTGGGGCGATAGGTGTTGACATTGGCGACTTGTTTCCAGAGCAGGTGCATCACAAAGCACCAGTTAAGAAGAAGTTTTACGCTACAGACATTTTAGAGGCTATCAAGTATGAGTCGCAAATCGTTCTCCTAGCTGCGTTTGAGCTTAAGAAAAATAAACCGCTTGACGAAACTGACTTACAGCGTTTACAGTTAGCTTACGAACGAATTAGAGAGGCGGTAGATTATGAGTAACCTAGAGAGAGGCGCTACAGCTTTAGACGAGGCTAGACGCAAGCGAGCAAGCATGATGTTGCCTAAGGTTGATTTTGAGGGCTTTATGAAAGCCAGGGAAGAAGACAAGGCAAATGTTAAGTCAGCAAGCCAGTACCAAGCCGAGGTTATAGACTACTTTTACAAAGATGAGCAGATGCAAGGTGTTAAGTTGCCTTGGGAAAAGACATTTGACCAGTTTAGGTTGCGTTTAGGTGAGGTGAGTCTGTGGTCCGGTATCAATGGCCATGGTAAGAGTCAGCTAGTGGGCCAAGTGATCAATTCTATCGTGCAGCAGAATTTTAAGGTATGTGTGGCTTCGTTTGAGATGCACCCATACTCAACCCTACAGCGTATGACTAGACAGGCCACAGGCACAGAGAAGCCGACAGAGAAGTTTATTGGCGAATACTTTACATTTTTAGATAACAGGTTGTATATGTACGACCAGCAAGGGACTGTAAACGGCGAGCGTGTAATTGCTGTTTTGTATTATGTGGCTGAAACGCTAGGTGTGCAGCATTTTGTGATTGACAGCTTAATGAAGTGCGGTGTAAGGTCCGATGACATGAATGCACAGAAAGAGTTTTTGGATAAGCTATGTGCAGCGGCTAGGGATTTGAATGTCCATGTGCATTTAATTGCTCACAGCCGTAAAGGCGAAGACGAATTTAGCCCACCTAATAAAATGGATGTGGCTGGATCGGCAGATATTACCAACCAGGTAGATAATGTTATGACTGTCTGGCGTAATAAGCGTAAAGAAAAGGCTGTAAGAACTGGCAAGGCAAAAGAGGACGATTTAAATGCACCTGATTGCTTGTTGATATGTGACAAGCAGCGTCATGGTGAATGGGAAGGCGAGATTGCATTGTGGTTTGATGCACCGTCTATGCGATACAAGGGAAGCCAACACGAAAAAGTTTGGCAATTAAAATTTTAGGAGATTGATATGCCATGTAATCAAAACTGTAATCAAGGCCGCAACTGTAATTGTAATAGGGCCGGTGATAGAGCTGTAGTAATTGTAGCAACATTGCTACTTATTGCTGTGGTTTCCATGGGATTTGGCGTATGGAAACTTTTTCATGCAACCAAAGGGCAAGACTGTGCCGTAGAAGTGCAATTTAGAGATAGTAAAGCTACTTACATAGGGCAAAGCGTATGAAATTTAGTGAAACCGAATTCTATAAGCATTTTGGCGATGCAGAGTGGAAAGTGACCACTAACGATGGCAAAGTTTACAAGTCTAAGAACTGGCTGCCATCTTACGAAGACAAAAATTATAAAGAAGGTTCAATATATGTTACAGAAAAACCAACCGAAGATTTGTCCGTCATGCGGTCAAAGTCAAAGACGGTCATTGCCACAAAATTCAAGACTGCATAAGCTATTTCAATTAATGGCTGAAAGTTTGAAAGGTAAAGATGGGTTACACCATCCGCACCAATGGTGGAAAGTGATGGCCAAGGACCAGTGGCTGGGTTACAATGAATTTACAGCACCTGATGGCCGTACAATATATGCTTTAAAGTCTACTGCTGATTTAAGCGTAGAAGAACTTAACAATTTTATGAATGAAGTTGAACGATACTGCGCTGTGCGTGGTGTTTATTTACAGGACTAATATGATAGCTGTTTTATTTGCAAGGAATGACAGCCGATACAAAGAGCTAGATGGCTATGATGTGTATGACATACATCGTGACGCCAGGAACTATTGTTTAAGCTACCCGGTGTTAGCACATCCACCTTGCCGTGCTTGGGGTCAACTAAGCCACATGGCTAATCCAAGACCGGACGAAAAGCAATTGGCTTTCTTTGCTTTAGCGCAAGTAAGGTTAAATGGCGGCGTTTTAGAACATCCTGCTGGTTCAAGATTGTGGCGAGAGGCAAACTTACCTTTAGAAGGGGAGTTTCCTGATGAATTTGGTGGATTTACTATTGAGGTGGACCAATATGATTTTGGCCATGTTGCGCACAAGAAAACAAAGCTTTACATTTGTGGCATAGCTATGAGAGAGTTGCCTCAGTTGCCACCACCAAATCTAGCACCTACAGATAGATCTATATGTGGAAATGTAAAAGGCACTAAGCGTTGCACTCAATACCAAAGAGAATACACGCCTGATTTATTAATAGAATTTATAACAGAAATTTGCAGGAGAATATAATGGCAAACAAAAACAACTTGGCTTCTGCTCACAAGCTAAAAGAAGAAAGCAGAGCGTTTAACAGGGCGGTAGTATATTCACACATAATTGACGGCCCTAAGTTTGCTTCAGATATGGCTAGGCGCATGAATTTAGCACCACATACAATTACAGAATATTGCAAACACTTGGAAGAAACCGGCTATGTTCGCTGCGTATTGGTAAACAAAGATATGACCAGGGTTAAAATGTATTTTAAAACAGAAAAAGAAGATTTTCCATGGCCGGCTAAAGTTAAGAACTCAAAAGACATAAAGCGTGATTATTTCAATCAAAGCTATCAAGGCATACACCAAGCTCTGTTAGATGCAATTTACGAAGGCCGCATAAGCCCTGATATTATAAAGTCACATAAAGAGCTAGATACGGATCACTGGGATATACCCAAAAAAGATGGCTCAAAATACAGAGGCAACTTTCAATCAAGCTTAAGTGGGAAATACAGTGCCTAATTACAGAAACAAGAAACTGCTAGAGCTTTGCCGGGACATCCCTTGCCAATCATGTGGCGCTATGGATGGTACAGTATGTGCAGCACACTCTAATCAACTGCGTGATGGTAAAGGCACCGGAATTAAGGCAAGCGATGCAATGGTGGCTGCTATGTGTGCAAGATGCCATTTTGAGCTAGATAACGGCATGGCCCTCAACAAGCAGGACCGTAAAGATATGTGGGAGTTGGCTCATAGGATGACTATGCAGCATTTCATTGAGCATGGTATGCTGGTGGTCAAATGATTAAACTTACATTGCCATGGCCGCCTAGCACCAATCATTCACACCACTACGGAGGTAAGCGCAAGTTCTTAAGCAAACCCACGCAAAAGTTTAGGGAAGTTGTGCAGAACATAGTTGTAGATGCTAAGGCTAAGATAGAGGGAAGGCTGGCGGTGTTCTACGCTTTCTATCCTCCAGATCGTAGACGCAGAGATATAGCCAACTACGAAAAGCAAGCCACAGACGCACTACAAGCTGCCGGCGTATTCTTAGACGATGAGCAAATAGACTTTATATGGCTAGTGCGTAGGCACATTGTTAAGGGCGGCATGTGCAAGGCTGTTATTGTGCCATACACAGAAGTACATCAAATGCTAGAAAAATACGAGGATTACATTTAATGGAACTAGGTAGAGTAATATATTATTTAGATATGTGGCGTGAGTACATGAAGTCAGACAACAACAAGCTAGGCTATAAGTCTAAGTCTTCTGGCTTTCACACCGGCGGCGTACATTCATTTGATGACATAGCTGACGAGGTAGATAACCACAGCGTAAGAGTAGTGGACAAGGTGATAGACGATCTGCCGGCATTTCAGCGCAATGCTATCTATGTGATCTACCTGGGCCAAAAGACTATGATGGACATGAAGGTATTAGATCGTTATTACGACAATGCAATGGCCATGTTGCAGCAAAAACTGACAGAAAAAAACCTATACTAAATACTACTTGACAAACAAGCCATTTTGTGGTAATATACGACCTGCTGGTATAGTTGCGTCTATATGATTCATATACCAAGCTTTAACCTAATCTCCGTTGGGTTCGGACTCTCCTAAAAGCTGAGTCCATTTTTTTTGGGTGAAATTAATATACATACTATTGGTATTAGTTGAAAGTAGCCCATCTATAAGAGGACACCTATATGCCATGGACAGAAAAACAGCACAGACTATTTCAAGCTGCCGCTCATGATCCGTCTATAGCAAAGCGTGTAGGGATCCCACAAGGGAAAGCAGCAATGATGGCTTCAGAGGGCGTAAAGAAAGACCCTAAGAAGTTAGCGGCTGCTCTCATGAAATAATAATTTATTCAATAACATATAGGTTGACTTAAATGGCTAATACCAAGAACACTCTTGGAGGAGCGCCTAAAGGTAATCAGAACGCTGTAAAAGGCAAGATGTGGTCTGACGCTCTCCGAAAAGAAATAATACAAAACGACCAGCTCACCAAACTTGTTAAATCACTAATAGACAAAGCGCTAGATGGTGACATGGCAGCGTTAAAAGAGATCGGTGATCGCTTAGAGGGCAGACCAGTTCAATCAGTAGAGCAAACAACACAACTGACTGCTGATGTTGAAGTCTACGCATGGCAAGAATAATACCTTATAAGCCCAGGGACGCATTTCAACCATTACACACTAGCAACAAGCGATGGAAGGTAGTGGTAGCTCACCGTAGGGCAGGTAAGACAGTAGCTTGTGTTAACCAGCTGATTAAAGAAGCTGTGATGAGTAAGCGTAATGATTTTCGTGCAGCATACATAGCGCCTTTCTATAAACAAGCTAAGTCTGTAGCATGGGACTACTTTAAATACTTTACTAGGGTAATTGATGGCATCGTCATTAATGAGTCAGAACTTCGTATCGACTTTAAGAACGGTGCTAGGATTCAGTTATTCGGTGCTGACAATGCTGATAGTCTTAGGGGCCTTTATCTGGACAGTATTGTTTGTGATGAGTATGGTGACTGGCGTGCGAATGTGTTTCAATATATTATTAGGCCTGCGTTGGCTGATCGCCAGGGTAAGGCCGTCATAATAGGAACGCCTAAAGGCCGTAACGCCTTCTGGGAAACATACGACAGAGCTACACACAGTGATGAGTGGTTAGCCCTAAAGATAACAGTGGACGATTCAGGCATATTGCCAGAGTCAGAGATATTGTCATTAAAGCAAGAACTATCTGAGGATGCTTGGCGTCAAGAGATGGAGTGTGACTTTGATGCTGCATTGCCTGGTGCAATATGGGGTCGTGAGTTATACCAAGCAGAGCAAGATGGACGCATAACTGGCGTAGAGTATGATGAGTTTGCCCCTGTGTATACAGCATGGGACTTAGGCTACTCAGACGATACTGCGGTGTTCACCTACCAGGTAATACAAGGTGAGGTTCATTTCATTGATTACTACGCTGCTAGTGGCAAGTCTATTGACCATTACGCTGCACACATACTAAGCAAGCCTTATAAATACAAGACGCACTTCCTACCACACGATGCTAGAGCTAAGACCTTAGCCTCTGGTGGTAAATCAGTCATTGAGATGTTGGCCGAACACTTGAGCATAACTAAGATGGCAATCACACCTAGCCTATCACTACATGATGGCATACAGGCGGTAAGACAAATGATGCCTAAAGCATGGTTTGATAAAGAGCGTTGTTATGATGGCCTAGAGGCTCTCAAACAGTATCAGCGTGAGTGGGATGATGACAAGAAAATGTTTAGGGATAAACCTAGACACGATTGGACATCTCATGCGGCAGATGCTATGCGTTATGCTGCTATTAACTGGCGTGAAGAACACAAGCCTGTGGTAGAAGACAAACCAATTAGAGGCATTATGGTCGGACAGACCGATGTCACACTCGATGAACTATGGGCCACACAGCCTAAACAACCTAAAAGGATTTAACGATGAACTCAGTAATCACTGGTGGCTACAAGCTAATCTCAGCTACAGGCAATGTAAGCCCAATAGGCACAGACCTACTAGGCATATTTGTATCTGCTGCGTCTAGCACACCTACAATCACTATCTACGATTCAGCTACTACAACTACAACAGCTAAAGTGGTTGAAACATTTACACCAGCGGCTGCTACCTATTACACAATCCCAGCGTCAGTAGCAAGTGGCTTATACATTGTTATTAGCGGCACAGTAAGCGCAACTGTATTCTTCGGTTAAGGATAACTCATGGCTAAGGTTTCGCAAATAATGTCAGAGGTACAAACATACCTTGATATGTTTAGCCAGTACGACAAGGAGTTTGCTAAGTGGGAAGGTCGTGTAGAGAAAATACTCAAACGCTACCGTGATGACCGTACAACAACTACGGCTCAATCTCATTACAACATCTTGTGGGCTAATGTACAGACTCTGAAGGCTGCAACCTTTAGCCGTATGCCTAAGCCTGATGTGTCACGCAGACACAAAGACAGTGACCCTGTTGCCCGTGTTGCGTCTATGTTGCTAGAGAGAGCCTTAGACTTTGAGATAAGCAATACAGAAGACTTTTACCACTCTCTTAACTCATGCGTTTACGATCGCTTTTTAGGTGGCCGTGGTACATCATGGATTCGTTACGAGCCTATCATTGAAACAGATGACACATTCGTGTCTGAAGACGAACTAGACAGCGACTCTGTATCTGAATACCTAGACATTGAGCAAACACCAGTAGACTATGTGCATTGGCGTGACTTCGGTCACAACTCTGCCAGGACATGGGACGAGGTATCATGCGTATGGCGTAAAGTCTATATGACTCGCCCTATGCTTAAAGAGCGTTTCCCTGAAGACAAGTTTGATGACTTGTGGAAAAGAATACCGTTAGACGCTTCGCCTGATGAGCCTCGCACTAAGATGACTGAGGGTGTCACTAAGCGTGGTCTAATCTACGAGGTATGGGATAAAGAAGAGAAGTGCGTATATTGGATTAGTAAATCCATGGGCAAGATACTAGACAAGCGTGAAGACCCACTACAGTTAGAGGAATTCTTCCCATGTCCAGAGCCTATCTACTCTACGCTTACTAATGAAACACTTGTACCAGTTCCTGACTTCACTCTATACCAAGACCAAGCTAACGAGCTAGACACGCTATCAGACCGCATTAAGGGTCTAGTAGACGCTATGAAGGTTCGTGGCTTCTATGACGCTGCAAATTCTGACCTAGGCCGTCTATTTACAGAGGGTGACAACAATACACTTATCCCTGTTAAGAACTACGCTGCCTTTGCTGAAAAAGGTGGCTTGGGTGGTGCTGTAGAGTTCGTTGACCTAACGCCTATTGCTAACGCATTGAACATGGCCTACCAGGCTATGGGCCAAGTTAAGCAGCAAATCTACGATATTACAGGTATATCTGACATTGTTCGTGGTGCAAGTAACGCTAACGAGACTGCTACTGCTCAACAAATCAAGGGCCAGTACGCTACATTGCGTCTTAAGACTTACCAAGACGAAGTGGCTCGTTTTGCTTCACAAATACTTAAGATTAAAGCACAGATTATCTGTCAACACTTCCAACCTGAAACGATCATGAAAATCGGCGGTGCTGAGTTGCTTAGTCAAACGGACCAACAATTGGTGCCGCAAGCTATGGAGTTGTTAAAAGACAATCCTATGCGTACATTCCGCATTGAGATTGCTACAGATTCTATGCTATACGCTGACGAGCAGCAAG